GAACCCCAATTACGAGGGGAAAAATACAAAGCCCGAATGGCTAACCAAGAAAAGGTTAAAGAAGATTTGGGATATAAAGTTAATTAGGGTATATTTGAATATGCGATGGGCAGATCGCGTGAGTGTAATTTTATTTGAGTATAAACCCGTACCGCTTGGATTCCTGCCCGTTTCCTCGCCGTGCGGGTTTTTATATTTATGCAAAACACTGGGCAAATTTTAAGAAGCCGTAAGAATGGTAAAAGCAAATACACGGCAATAAGCAACGACATTTTACAAAGTAGCACACTAACACCACAAGAAAAATCTATCTTGGTGCATTTACTTTCATTACCCGAAGATTGGGTAGTTTATAAGAGTATTATCTATAAGGACATGAATATGGGCCGCGAACAATTTAACCGCCATTGGAAGGGTTTAGTTGAAAAGGGTTACATCGTAAGCGTTAGAATGATTGACAACGAAACCAATTTATCTAATGGGTGGAACCATGTGGTTTATGAGGAACCCGTACTATCCGAAAATCGGACTATCCAATCCTCGGACTCCCCGAATTTCGGTAAGTCCGAAAACCCGTCAGTATATAAAGTAATAAATGAACAAAGTAATAATGAAACAAAAGAATTAAATAACAAAGTAATAAACCCTACAAAGGGGGAGGAACGGGAAGGTATTTTTAATGAGGTATGGAAAGCATACGCAACGGTGAGTACGCGACAACCTGGAAGCAAGAAAGACGCTAAAAACAAATTTAAACGGCTTACAAGCGACGAACTCGAGTTAATACGTGTTCACCTACCAAAATATCTTAAAAATCACGTAGCGGCCGCGAAAACGGATTATTTGCCCAATTTCACGACGTATTTAAACCAACGACGCTACGAGGATGAAAAAATGCCGTATGTTGATACCCAAGATGAAATAGATAATTGGATGATATGATACATTTTAGTTTATTTAGCGGAATAGGTGGTTTCGATTTGGCCGCCGAATGGATGGGATGGGATAACTACTTATCTTGTGAAATAGAGGATTTCCCCAACCATGTTTTAAATCATTATTGGCCCGAGGCCTATCACCATAGAGATATAAAAAATTTAGATTATGACACAATACAAAATGAACTTACCCGACGATTTGGAGAATGGCGGACTAAACCCGTCGTCCTTACTGGGGGCTTTCCTTGCCAACCATACAGCCAAGCGGGACAAAGAAAAGGAAAAGAAGACGAACGCCACTTATGGCCCGAAATGTTACGACTTATACATGAAATTCAACCCGACTTCATTGTGGGCGAGAATGTTTTTGGGTTACTTAATTGGAATGGGGGACTGGTATTCGACGAGGTGCTTACTGACTTGGGAAGTGCGGGGTACGATGTCACACCCTTGGTTATACCTGCGGCGGCGGTCAATGCCCCACACGGAAGAGATCGAATTTGGTTTGTTGCTACCAACACCAACGGCAATGATGGACGAAGCACCGATAGAAAAAGTGGATGCAAGAAATCAAAAGCAAATGGAAAAAGGAAACAGTCCATTTGTTCTCGGATTGGGGCAACAAGCAATGAGGGGAATGCTACCCACACCGAACGCATACGATTGGAACACCCCACGCAAGGAGGAAACATTCAAGAAAGCACAACAACGCCACAAGAAAAAAGGCGTAACCCTACAAAACCCATTAAAACAGATGGCCTCAATGGGAATGCTACCAACTCCGACGGCAACAGATCACAAGGGAGCATACCCACCAACAAGCATAAACAACAACCAAGCGAGAAAATCAATGTTAAGGAATGTGTATCAACACACAGAAACGGAATACCATTCGAAAACTTCCCAACTCAATCCCCGATTTGTGGCGGAAATGATGGGTTACCCACCGAATTGGACGGAGTTACCTTTTCTAAATGGCGAAAAGAATCTATAAAAGGATACGGAAATGCCATTGTCCCCCAAGTAGTCTACCAAATATTTAAAGCTATCGAACTTGCATATTCCGAAATTACAAAATAAAATTGCACTATGTATATTGAACAAGCACAACCTGAACAAATAATAACGCATTTAAGGCGTTTATGTAACCTTGGTGGGATAAGACCTCCGCAAAATGGAAAAGAATTTGTGGCGTTTATACAACTAGGATTTGGAAAGTGGCCCGTGGAAATAATGGACCATGCTTTTACTAGTTACCTAATGGGTCAATATGACGATAAAGCCCCGCAAGTTTTAAACGTAAGATTCGTAAGCAACATTTTAAACGCCTACATTAAAGACAATAGGCACCGCATACAAAAGAAACCGCGAGAGTATATGCAAATAGAGGCACCCAAAGACCAAAGCCCGAAAATGAGCAAATACGAATTAGCCAAAAGCAATTGGCAAAACGTTAAAGAAAAAAACGCGGTGGTATTTCCTAGCATCCTAGCCAACGCATGGGAGGAATTAAATCCTAAACCCCAAGTGGACCAAACTCGAACCAAAGAATTGGTGGAGTTTATTAACGATAACCAAGCCCGTTTTTATTACAAAATGAAACGAGAACGCGGACATAAACAAAAGCGTAACGAGTTAGACGATCAAATTATTTATAACGCCGCACAGATGGCACAAATTTTAGAAAATGAATAAAGATTATTACCCCGAATACATTAAAGCGAAAACGCGCTTAACAAAGCTTGAGAAAGCGCACGAAAATTTACTAAAGGCACGACGCAAGGAATTACGCGAATACAAGTTACTCATTCATAAGATGCGCCAAGAAATACACCAACTAAAAGGGGGGAGTATAGAAAAGTGCGCGGATATATACGACCGAATAATGAACGAATACGGCGTAAGTGAACAAGAATTAAAAAGCCCCATACGCGACCGAAACATAGTTAACGTGCGCCACGCCTTGTTTTATTACTTGAGATACACAAAGAACATGAACACCAACCAAATAGGGGCATTATTTAACCGCGACCATTCAACGGTAATAAATGCTTGTAAGAACGTGAACGCTTGGTTAGACGTTCCACAAGTGTACCGAGAGGAATTACAAATCTTAAAAACGATCGATGCGACACTTGGAGAGTAAATTACAACAAATGATGGTTAAGTGGTTTAGACTACGCCATCCCGACCTAATGTTATTTCATATACCTAATGGCGGTAAGCGGTCCCCCATAACGGCTAAGATATTAAAAGCCGAGGGGGTATTACCTGGAGTGGCCGACCTTTTTTTAATGCACCCAAACGAAAAATATCACGGGCTATGGATTGAGGTAAAAACCGAAAAGGGGCGACAAAGTGAACACCAAAAGTATTTTGAAAAAGTGGCTACCCGTGAAGGTTACAAATACCAAGTGTGTAAAAGTTTAGAAGAATTTAATCAACTAATTGATAATTATATTAACAATGTATTCTAAATTCACAAACCGTAATGGCATCGTTAAAGGCAATAGCCCAACGCCACGCGGATTGGATAAAAATGGCCGCCTATCTCGGAAGTGAAAGCCCCGAAGATACCGTGCAAGATATGTACTTAAAGTTGGCCGAATCCCCCGACATTGTCGCAAAAATTGATTACAACGGCGATATTAACACGATGTACATTTTTACCATTATCCGTTCCAAGGTAGTGGACCGCCAACGCAAAGCAAACCGCGAAAATTACGACGATGTATTATTTGACCCTTGCTTTAACGCCGACGAAAGCGAAAGGCAATACCAAAATCTAATGGACGATGTTAAAAGCGTAATAGATGAAATGCCCGAATACGACCAAATGTTATTGGAGTTGCATTTTGTCTATAAACTATCCATGCGGGATATAGAAAAACGCACGGGAATACCTTTACACTCCATATTTAACCGACTGAAAAACGCAAAGAATCTAATTAAAAACCATACTTATGTCCAATACCAAGACTACTGTGAAGCGCAAAACGCGAAAGAAACCATCGCAAGGGCTAGGCGATACGGTCGAGAAGGTGACCAAAGCCACTGGGATTAAAAAACTAGTCGAATGGGTTGCGGGTGAAGATTGCGGATGCGATCAACGCAAAGCCAAACTAAACAAATTATTCCCCTATCGTACAACGCAATGTATGACGGAACAAGAATATTTTTATTGGGGGAACTTTCGGGAGAAGGCCGAGCAAACCTTAACCAAAGAGGAGGCCGACGAAGTGGCTATTATTTGGAATCGGTTATTTCAAGCGCGTAAATTTTACCGCCCGTGTACGTGTGACCCAAGAGCATGGCAAAAGATGATAAACGAAATTAACCAGGTTTACGAAGCGTATGAAACGCCACACTAATGTATATTTTTCATTCTTCGGATATGATAAAACGTCGTACATCGAGTGCGAAGTATGCCACGCCCAAGCGCAAGACATTCATCATATTGAGCCAAGGGGTATGGGGGGAAACCCTAAAGGCGACAAAGACCGAATCGAAAACCTAATGGCCGTTTGCCGTACGTGCCACGATAAATACGGTGACAAAAAGCAATACAAAGACTTTCTCAAGGAAATACACTTAAGAAACATACAAAACATTTAACGTTAATTACATGGTGCAAGTTATCGACATTAACAAAATCCAAGGCAACCGAGAAAACCCAAGGGTAATAAAAGATAGCAAATTTCAAAAGCTTGTTAATTCGATACAAGAGTTTCCCGAAATGCTATATTTACGGCCAATCGTTGTAAATAAAGACATGGTTATCCTTGGTGGGAATATGCGCCACAAGGCCGCGAAGGATGCGGGACTAAAAGAAATACCCATTATTATAGCGGAAAACCTAGACGAAGCAAAAGAACGCGAATTTATCATTAAAGATAACGTTGGTTTTGGTGAGTGGGACTGGGACGCATTGGCTAACCTTTGGGATATTGAGGAACTCGATGAATGGGGGTTAGAACTTCCATTAGATTTTGTCGAACCCGAAAACATAGATAAAGAAGTCGATAACCTAACAAAAAAAATTACCCTAGAATACACCATAGACGAAGCCGAGCGCATCGAAAACGAACTTTACAAAATAGCCCCAACGATGGAAGCGGCGTTAATCGTCCTTTTGCAGTCGGGTAAATAGTTATGAAAAATGTACATATATTCAAAAACAACTTCGACCCCAAAAAAGTCTTACTCCTTTCCGACATCCATTGGGATAATCCCAAGTGCGACCGCGTTTTACTCAAACGCCACTTGGACCAAGCCATGGAAATGGACGCAAGAATATGTATGAATGGGGACACTCTATGCCTTATGCAAGGCCGCGCGGATCGTAGGGGAAGCAAAAGCGGAATACGCCCCGAGCATAACGTAGACCACTATTTTGACGCGGTGGTAAATGACGCAATAGAATGGTTTAGCCCATACGCAAAAAACATCGATGTTATTAGTTATGGCAATCACGAAACGGCAATAATCAAGCATCAAGAGATAGACGTAATACAACGCCTCGTTGGTGGGTTAAATCAAAAAAACGGAACCCACATACAAACGGGCGGCTATGGTGGTTGGATAGTGTACAATTTTAAACGACCAAAAAGCGCGGGTAGTGTTTCGTATAGAATCAAGTATTACCATGGCACGGGTGGGGGTGGACCCGTTACAAAGGGAACAATACAATTTAACAGAATGGCCACAATGGTAGAGGGTGCCGATATGGTATGGATGGGACACGTACACGAAGACCACGAATTAACCTACCAGGTAGAGCGAATGAATCATAACAATAATGTACATTTGAAGGAGGTATTAATGGTAAGGACGGCAACTTACAAAGAAGAATACGGCGACGAAAAAGACGGATACGGTGCCAAAGGTTGGATGGTGATGAGAGGAAGTCCACCCAAACCCCTAGGCGGTCGATGGTTAGTCTTAGAACCTATCCGAGAAATAATAAAGGGCCACGAAGAAATAAAAGTAAAAGCATATACGTATCGAGCAAAATGATTATACCCGTAACTTTTATTTACTCCGAGGATAAAATAGACCCGATTTATGAAATGCTAGGTCTACAAATGGACGCGGACAAAGTAGAAATACTTGAGGATGGATATATAGATACCGACCAAATCGAAGCGGTCGCGGGTTCAATGGGATTTACACAAGTTTACACCAAAGGCGGACACGTATTCGAAATAGAAATGGAAACCGAAGATTTTATAGCACTATGGACGTAGTAAATAACCCAACACATTACCAAGGCGAAATTGAATGTATCGAATGTATAAAGGCATCCATGAGCAAAGACCAATTTATAGGATACCTAAAGGGCAACATAATAAAATATACATGGCGTTTTGATCGTAAGAACCAAAGCGAAGACATTAAAAAAATGCAAGTCTATGCCCAATGGCTTGAAAAAGAATTGATTTGATAAAGATTTGTAATTATGCCTAATCCCGAAAATATAATACCACCAAAGAAAGGGGAAGTTAGGAACCCAAAGGGAAAACCTAAAGGAACCCTAAACCGTTCGACCATAGCCAAACGATGGTTGGAGGTAATGCAAGATTCAAAAAATCCAATAAGCGGGGAGATTGAAAAGTTAAGCCAAGCCGACTTAATGACCCTAGCGTTAATACATAAAGCCCGTAAAGGGGACGTAAGCGCGTATAAACAACTTATGGATTCGGCCTTTGGGTTACCACAACAGAACGTAAACGTAACCGAGGAAAAGCCAATATTTCCAGGTATCGATTTGGATGTTGAATAATGCTAAAAAAGACCACGGCGCAAACAAAGATTGCAAAACTGAAAAGGCGGGTACGTATTGTTCGTGGCGGTACAAGCTCATCCAAAACATTCTCGATTATTCCATTACTTATATCCTACGCCGCCGTAAACGCCAATTGCGAAATAAGCGTAGTCGCCGAAAGCATCCCGCATTTAAGGCGTGGAGCAATTAGGGACTTTCTAAAAATAATGGACATGGTAGGAATGTACGAACCTACCAAGTGGAACAAATCAAGTTTAACTTACACGTTTAACAACGGGGCATTTATTGAGTTCTTTAGCGCGGACCAACCCGACAAATTACGAGGGGCTAGGCGTGATGTTCTTTTTGTGAATGAGTGTAATAACATAGATTGGGAATCATACTACCAAATGGCCATACGAACGCGGCGGTTTATTTATTTAGATTATAACCCCGTGGTGGAATTTTGGGTAGACACCGAATTGAAAGCAGATGCCGATTCGGAAATGGTAGTATTGACGTACAAGGATAACGAGGCCTTGGATGCGTCCATAGTTAAGGAAATAGAAAAGGCCAAAGTAAAAGCCGAAACCTCAAGTTATTGGGCGAATTGGTGGCGTGTATATGGGTTAGGTGAAATTGGAAACCTGGAAGGGGTTGTATTTAGCAACTATAAAACCATCGACACCATACCAAGCGAGGCGCGATTAATAGGGTGTGGGTTAGACTTTGGATATTCAAACGATCCAACGGCAT